AATGATTAATTTAATTAATGATGATTGTAGTAATATTTTAAAACTTGTTAAACCTTGTACAGTTGATTTATTAATTACTTCACCACCATACAATATAAATAAATCTTATAATCAATATAAAGACAATAGAATTGATTACATAGAATGGCTTTTAACAATATTAAATGATTCTATAAAGACATTAAAAGATGATGGACATTTGTTTTTAAATTTAGCTTCAACTAAAAATAACCCTTTTGCTTGTTATAAAGTTGCTGAAAATTTAGATTGGAAATTACAAAATAGTATTATTTGGGCTAAATCAGTTGAAATAGATGGTTATGTAAGAGGTTATAATACTCCTACAACCAGTAAAAGATATTTAAAAAATGGTTGGGAACATATTTTCCATTTCACTAAAGATGGTAATACTGAAATAGATTTAGAAAATAGTGGAGTGCCTTATAATAATAATTATAATAATGCAGAGAGAGCATTGAAAAGAACAGGTAGAACTTGGACACCCACTACTACTTGTTGGCATTATACTTACAAAAGCAAAGCAACTAAACAAATAACAAAACAAATAACAAGTGATAAATTACACCCTGCAATTTATCCTGATAGTTTAGTTGAAAAATGTATTAAAGTTAGTGGATTAAAAAATGGCATTGTTTTAGATCCATTTATGGGAACAGGAACTACAGGAGTTGTTGCTAAAAAAAACAACTTAGATTTTATTGGTATTGAAATAGATAAAGATTATTTTAATTTTGCTAAAAAAAGAATATGAATCCTTTTAAAAAACAAGTTGGTGGTGAACATTATTTAGCATGGCCAATACAGTTAATGGAATTTTTTATAAAAAACAAAATAGGTAAAGCTGAAGGCGATGCCATACAGTATATTTTAAGACAAAAAGGCTCACGTATTGAAAACCTTGACAAAGCAATACACGTATTGCAAATGTTAAAAGAAATAGAAAATGAGTGAAATGGCACAAATAAATAGAATGGAATCACGCAACATAAGGTTGCTAATTGATAGTTGGAGAGCTTTTGGTATCATAGGCTATGCTATGGATGAAAATGGTATTAGTGAAAATTATTTAAGAATTTTTATAAAACCATACGAAGGAACTTTAGATAAAGAAATTAAGAGCCATACTATAACTGTAACTGAATATTTAGAGGAAGATAAATCCTTGCAAGATTTGTGTGAAAAACACACGAAGGAATCTGTTGTTGGTAATGTGTTGGATTATATTAATAAAAATAGAGTAGAAATTTGGAACAGAGAACCGCTTGAAAAAGAGGTTAAGTTATCAACCGATCCTTACAGAAAAATCAAATAATATAGGAGGCACTAATGCCATTTGAAATGATTACCATGCTCGGTAGTACTGTGCTTGGTGGAGTTATGACTATATGGTCACAATCTATCAAAGCTAAACAAGCAGAGCAAAAGATGTTATTAGCAAGAGCTGATAAACAAGCAGAGATATTTAAAGAAGCTAGGGAGTATGAGAATCCTGGCTTTCAATGGACTAGGCGTATTATCGCTTTAACGGCTGTATTCGCTATTGTGGTCTTGCCAAAGATTCTACCATTAGTTACACCCGATGCACACGTTATCGTAGGTTATACAGAGTTTAAACCAGGTTTCTTATTTTTTGAAGGTAAAGACGTAATGAAATGGGTACCAATGGCACATAAAGGTATCGTTATAACCCCATTAGATACTAACCTCGTATCAGCTATTATTGGCTTATACTTTGGCGGATCATTAGTTAAAAAGTGATGTTCTTTGTTATAACCATCATGCTGACATTTAGTGGTGGAGAACAATATACTAGAGAATATAAATTAAAATCATTTAACGATACTTGGGCGTGTTGGGAATTCATCACTGATAATAAAGTTGAGTTGTTAGCTCCACACCTTATTGAGTATGGTGATGACATGACAGGTTTTGAATTTTACTGCGAAAGCAGATATGGGGAAGAAGTATGATAAGAAGTATAGGTATAGCTATAGTTATCACAGTAGGTATGTTGTGGGCTTTTAGTGCATTAATGGATTCTGCTTTGGCAGATGTAACTGATGCAGGATCAACCACTAACACACAGTCTACTTCTGGTAGTTCTGCAACCAATACTGCTATCACAGGTGGCTATCACAGTGAGGCAACTACTAACTTTCAATCAGGATCATCTTCTAACACAACTACTAACAACGAAACAACCAACAACGCATACACTGGCGATCAACGTGTCGTGCCTAGTTCTGCTGCACCTAGTCTATCTAATATGTCACAAGACGTATGTAGTATAGCGGTAGTGGGTGGCGTACAGAAGTTTGGTTTAGGTGTATCTATGGGTACTTCTAAAAGAGATTTAAACTGCGAAAGACTTAAACTTGCAAAAGCCCTACATGATATGAATATGCGTGTAGCTAGTATTGCTCTACTTTGTCAAAACCCAATGGTGTTTGAGGCGATGGCTATGGCTGGAACGAGTTGTCCGTATTTAGGTAGTATAGGTAAAGAAGCTGAAGAAAAATGGAAACTATATAGTAAGCTAAGACCTGACTATGAGGAGTACACAAAGAACCTAAACTACACTACTAAGATAGACGATAAAAAAATAGCAGACTTGGAGCAAGAAGAAGATGAAAATATTATTACTTATTCTGGCGGTACTGTTAAGCTCGGTAACGAGTAAAGCAACAGACGTAGTTTTACCTGACACTCCCAACTTAGGCGACACCACTACTATTAGTACCGTAACCACAGGTAATCCTGTAACTTCTGGTAATTTAATATCACAAGACTTTGATGATGGTACTTGGAACGGTACAATATTTCCTGATAACTCAGACTTAGATCATTCAACTTGGTTGACAGGTAAAGAAAATACTTACGCAGAGACAGTAGTAAACTCAGTAGATTATTTAACTATAGAAGAACTGAAACAAGGTTTTACATCAAACTTTACTGCTGACATAAGGTGGTGGAACTCAGTAGAGTCTACTGTTACCATGTCACAAACTGCATCTAATGGTGTTGATATTACCACACAAAGTACAACCTTTGTTGATACTACGAATCACAATTATCAGTTAAATAATTACGGTAATACTTTAATTATGAACGCTGATCCTAATATGACACATGGTTCCATGACGTATCGTTTTGATTTTGACATTACTAACAACAATCAAGCAAAGTACAACGGAGGCCATGCAGGAGTGGATGTGACAAACCCAATGGCAACAATTGATTACTCAGCTTTGTCTAGCACTACTGTAACTACAGTCGAGTATTGTTGGGAAAAAATACCAAGCACTTGTCCTGCTACTGAAGAACTAGCAGCCGTAGAAGAAATCATACAGAACATTCCAGAAGAATTTTTTGTACCAGAAGATTTTTTTACTCCTGAAGAATTTATTGTGTATGCCATACCTGAAACCATAGTTGCTTACATACCTGAAGAAATAGAATTAAAAGATGACTTTGAGCCAGTAATGTATGATTTGCCAGTAATGGAAATCAACATGGAAGAAATGCAAATAGAAAACATTGAAGTAGAAGTTATGACTATGGATGCTACTGACATGATGCCGAACTTTGAAAACATAGAAGTATTCGAGCAAGAACTAAGTATGCCACAAGATAATTACTTTGATAGTGTACCCACTGATATGGATATGTTTGATATAGAACCAATGGACACCGAGGTGTTGGTTGAAATGTTTACTGCAGAACCAGAGTTTGTTGAGGAGCCAATGCTTGAAGAAGCTCCTATAGAAATAATTGAAGAACCTATGGTAGAAGAAGTAAGTGAGCCAGTAGTAATGGCATCGGCTGAACCCATAATAGAAGATAAACCTATGCAAGAAATTGTCATGGAAGAAGAACCGATAGATGAACCAGAAATTGAAGAACAATCCAGTAGCGAAGAACTTGTTGCAGACGAACCAGTTTCAGAGCCAGAAACTACCGAACAAGAAGAAATTATCGAGGAACCAGTAGAAGAAAAGGTTGAGTCAAAATCATGAGACAACAGAGGAAGAAAATATAGTTACTCAAAAACCTAAAATAGATATAGCTAACATTGAACGAGTTATTAAAGAAA